TCATACATGAGTTTAAGTTAGCACGTAAGCTACAGTATGAGCATGAGTGGGATGAGAATAGTGAGCAAGCAGATTTTTATAGACAACGTGCTACCTATTATGGTAAGCTCAAAGATGAAGGAGTATTATATGACCCAAAGTTTTAAACTAGAACTAATAAAGATTAAGAGGGAGAGTAAGCAATGAAAAGATTTAAAGTACTAACTACTACAGAAATGTTAACAAGATATATTGTGGAAGCTGAGAGCAAAGAACAAGTAGAACAACAAAACTTGTCTGGTTTAAAGATACTCAGTAATGAAGTATTAGATAGTGGAGAAGAAGTTATCTATTCAGTAGAGGAGATACTAGATGATGGATGTTGAACATAAGTACGTGACTGATAAACGTTTCAAGAAAGCTATCAACAAGTATGTAAAGCAGTGGATACTAGACCATACACATGGTCATCACTATCATACATGGGCATGGGAGGAGGAGGATTTCATTACCTTTGGTTGGCAAGGTAAGTACTATGACATCAACGTGTTTGTACCTGATGACATTCATGACCCTGCAATAGATGACATAAGGGCAGTAGCTTATGGTTTAACACTTGATGATGATGGAGTTAATCTAACTATGAACACAGAAGATGAGTGTGTTATGGTTGACTACCTACCAAGCCAAGAAGAAATAAACTTAGTAGCAGAAAGAGAAGGGAGTAACTGTAATGTATGAGTGGAACGTAAGAGTTGTAAGAACAACTTATAAATATGCAGAGTTTATAGTTGAAGCTAAGACTGAGCAAGAAGCTGAAGCACTAGTAAACCCTGACACAGATGTTGTTGATGAAGAACATTGGAGTGAGATAGAAGAGGAGACTTATATACATGGTGACTATACTGAACGTATGGATGTATTGTTTCCTGAAGATTATAACAATGATGGAGAGCATGAATGAGTAAATGTGGTAGATGTAAAGAGACTGAAGGTAACCCTGAAGATATGGCAAACAATATATCAGATGTATTATTATGTGATGATTGTTATACAGAGGTAAGGTACTTAGTATTAGATAACTTAGCCTTAGATAACTTAAGCCAATTAAATATATAGGAGGAGGGAGATGAGTAACATATACATACAGATAGATGATGATACCTATCTATCAATACACCAAGACGAAGAGAGTGGTATACAAGAGTGTGTACCTATGAGGTATAAGGACAATGCTTTGCTTGGACATCCTGTACATTATGCAACAGTAGATGAACTAGCTGACATACTAGATGATGTAGTGCATAGGGATTACTCTCTATTCAACAGTAGTCCTAATCAATTTAACTTTACATTTGATGAAGAGGTAAGCAATGACAACTGAAAGACAACTAAGTAAATACTATGGAGATAGTGAGTGGGGTAGGAGTGCAAAGGTATCACATGTTAATGATTCTATGGGTAACTTCTTCTATGTCACACAGTATCAAGACAACAAGGTAGTAAGAAAGATAACGGCTAAGACTGAGCAAGAAGCTGAAGGACTAGCTGAAGATTGGACATTATCAAACCCAATAGTAGTTAAAGGAGAAGATTGATGGCAGTAAATAAGTATGATGATGCATACATAATGGGGTATCATAATGGTTACCATGATGTAGGTTATAACAATCCATACCATAAGCATGGTGAACCACAGAACCATATCAAGTATAGGAATGGACATGCAGATGGATGTGCATTGAAGAGAGATGAAGAGTTTATTGAGTTACTACCAGAGGAGGTAGCTGAAGGGAAGGAATGGAGTAAGATGTACAACACGAAGGAGAGAGTATGACTGACTTAATAATGTTTGTATGGATTGGACTGATGCTAACAGTATCAGCAGTAGGATACTTTAGTAAGTATGAGATGATAGGTGCACAGTTCTTATTGATGTTACTTGGAGTTGTATCCATAAGTATATCTTCAATAGTGTATAGTTAAACTAATGTCAAAGGGGGTCTATCTTGGATGTAACTTTAGAAACAGAACAGAGACTAATTGAGGAACAGCTTCAGTTAGAGACTGACATGATGACAGGTGGCATACACCGTTTTAGAAAGATAAAAGATGTGGCAGTAGACAAAGGAAAGGAATCACATACACCACATGGAAGAGCAATAGTATCCAGACTAGTACATGCAGTAGCAGGTTCAGTAGTACAGTTCATTAACAACCCTACTAATACCTCACGAGATATTGCTTGGAAAAATTTAAAGGACATGGATGCAGAGCAAGTAGCATACTTAGCACTAGTCACACTAGTGGATAGCATAAGCAGAAAGAATACCTTACTGTTTGTAGCTAGAACCATAGGCTCAAACCTAGAGATACAAGATAGGTTAGACAAGTGGATACACAGTGAAGGAGAGACAGCTACTAATACTATCAAGCTTGCTATGAAGAAAGCATATGGAGCTAGAAGGTTTGGTCTGACTAACAAGATGAACAAGGATGGCTACAAGAATACTGAGTGGCTCAAGTCTGAACGTGTACATGTAGGGTTTAAGTTAGTTGACCTTATCATACAAAGTACAGGTGTCATCAAGTTAGATACACAACAGACTGAACGTAAGAGACGTGCAACCTATGTTGTACCAACCCAAGATACACTTGAATGGATTGCAGCATTCAATGAGTATATGGAAGGCTCACGTCCACGATACCTACCATGTATTATACCACCTAAAGATTGGACATCAATTAAAGGGGGTGGATATCATGGACACCAGATAGATGAACTACCTATAGTGAGGAGAAAGTAATGAGTTTAAATGTACACTTAAAGAGACTAGCTCAACAAGACTTAACAGCTGAGTATGCATGTCTCAATGCATTACAGCATACAGAGTGGAGAGTTAATCAGAATATCCTCAAGGTTATACGTCACATGTGGGACAATGGACAAGAGGTGGGTAAGCTACCTGCAAGGGAAGACATACCTCTACCTAACTATCACTTCAGTAAAGAACCAAGTGAGATGAACGAGGAAGAGAAAGCTACGTTTAGAATCTGGTCACGTAAACGTGCTGAGATTTACTCTAACAATAATCGTAGTGTGAGTAAACGTATCCAAGTTGAACGCACACTCCAGATAGCAGAACAGTTTGCTAAGTATGATAGGTTCTACTACGTGTGGCAGAATGATTTCAGGTCACGTAAGTATGCAAGCAGTACCTTCCTGTCACCACAGTCAGCTGATTGGAGCAAGAGCCTACTAGAATTTGGTTACTCTATGCCTATCAATAACTGGGATGATGCAAGGTGGTTGTGTATACATGGTGCAAACCTATATGGTAACGACAAGATAACGTTAGACAAACGTGAGGCTTGGGCATGGGACTATGTAGATGAGACACATAGGATAGTAGATAATCCTTATGACAATCAGGCATGGCTTGATGCAGACAAACCCTTTCAGTTTCTAGCTTGGTGCTATGAGATGTCAGCCCTAGCTAAACAGGGTTGGGGTTATCACACTAGGCTACCTGTCTCTGCTGATGGTAGCTGTAATGGATTGCAACATCTGTCTGCCATACTAAGAGATGAGGTAGGAGGTAGAGCTACTAACCTAGTACCTTCTGATCTACCTCAAGACATCTATACACAGGTAGCTAACCAAGCTATACAACGTATCCAAGCAGAGGATACAGAGATAGGTAGGAAGTGTTTAGAGTTTGGTATTGATAGGAAGTTAGCTAAGAGACCTGTTATGATTGTGCCTTACTCTGGTACTAAGCATGCTTGTCGTACCTACATAGAAGATGCTATCAAAGATAAGATCAAGGAAGGTGCACCTAATATATTTGGGGATGACTTGTTCACTGTGACACACTACCTTGCAGGACATATATGGGATAGCATTAGTGGTGTGATTGTATCAGCACGTAAGGTGATGGACTATGTTAAGAGTGTAGGAGATGTATACTCTGGCATGAACAGGCACATGGAATGGGTAACACCTACAGGTTGGGTAGTTATGCAACAGTACAGTGAGGTACAGCAGAAGAGAATCAAGACACACATCAACGGTGATGTAGTATCTCTATCCTTTCCTAAAGATAAGGAAGACACGATCAATAAGCAGAGGACAGGGTTGGGTAGTAGTCCTAACTTCATCCATAGTTTAGATGCCTCTGCTATGACACGTACTATTAACAAGGCTACTCAAGTAGGGATAGTAGACTTTGCTATGGTTCACGACAGCTACGGTACACACAGTAGCATGATGCCACAGCTATCTAATATCTTACGTGAAGAGTTTGTTAGTATGTATGAAGAGCATGATGTTCTTGATGAACTAAGGACACATGCAATCAAGACTCTAGGTACTGAGGATGTACCTCTGCCTCCAAGTATGGGCAACCTAGATATCCGTAACGTATTGAAATCAGATTATTTCTTTGCCTGATTTCTAAAGTTACATCCTAGCCAGTTGGCAAAACACATAGCAATAAGGAGAATTATATGCTAGTAATAAAAGGTAAGTCCCTATGGGCAAAAGTGTTTGAACCAGATACAAGGTTCAACGAAGATGGGGAGTATTCTACACAGGTAGTAATGCCTGAAGCAGATGCTGCCCAAGTTTGTGAACAACTTGAAGCACTCATTGATGAGGAGTACAACAAGGTTGTCAAGGAGAAGCCACAAGCAAAGGCAACCCTGTCCAAACGTGCAATCACTGAGCCAGAGATGGATCAAGATGGTAATGCAACAGGTAACGTAGTGTTCAAGAGTAAACTCAAGGCTAAGATCAGAGCTAAGAACGGTCAGACCTACAAGCAAAAGGTTAATGTTGTGGATGCTAAACGTAATCCAATGACAGGTGGACAGTTGATAGGTAATGGTTCAGTTATTAAGATAGCTGTTGAACCTGTTACCTACTACATGCCAAGCAGTAAGACTGTAGGTGTGTCACTTAGACTCAAGGCTGTACAAGTTATTGACTTGGTTGAGCATGGTACTGCTAACTCTATCTTTGATGAGGAAGAAGGATTTGTAGCCAAAGCAATAGAGAAAGATAACTCTGCTGTCTTTGATGATGCAGATACAGAAGGTAAAGCTAGTGACGAAGGGGACTTTTGAGGCAAGGGTTATCTCAGACCTAGTAGCACGTGACATTCCACATGTGTATGAGCCAGAGAAGTTGGCATACTTTGTGGAACGTCACTATGTTCCTGACCTAAAGATAGGCAAGATGATAGTGGAGCTTAAAGGATACTTCAGACAAGACAGTCAACGTAAGATGAAGGCTGTTAAGGCACAGTACCCTGACTTAGATATACGATTTGTATTTCAAAAGGCAAGCTCCACTATACAAGGAGCTAAGAAAAGGAAGGATGGTTCTAAGATGACCTGTCAAGAATGGGCAGACCGTAATGGTTTTATATGGGCAGAAGAAACAATACCAAAGGAGTGGTTATGAGTGCTATAGATATAATAGAAACAGTTAAGTCAACTGTAGATTTACAAGCTGAGTTCAATGAGAAGGGCTTGAGTGTATCAGTGTGGTTAGACTCAGATGAGATAGAACACACAGCACATTATGATGATATGGCTATTGACATAGTAGGTGACCCTGAAAAATATGATGACGAAAAACTGAAAAAAATTATTGAAGGTTTGGATTACATGTCAAAGTATATAAAGGAGTCAATGGGAGATGCCTGATGATAGTGAGTTTGTAAGACACGAAGAGTGTCCTCACTGTGGCAGTAGTGATGCCAATGCTTTATATACTGATGGTCATCACTACTGTTTCTCTTGTCAAGTATCAACAATAGCACAAGATAATGAAGGAGTGATAGCAGTGACTACACAGAAGAGTAACTTTGCCTTCCTACCTATTGAGGTACAGGCATTCAACACAAGGAAGATAACTGAGAAGACAGCAAAACACTGGCAGTATGGTGTGTCTATTTACAAAGGTAAGAAGGTACAAGTTGCCAACTACTATGATAGACAGGGCACACTCCAAGCACAGAAGGTTAGGTTTCCTAACAAAGACTTCCTTGCTTTAGGTAACATGAAGAAGATAGGTTTGTATGGTGAACATCTCTGTCGTGATAGTGGTAAGATGATTACCATTGTTGAAGGAGAGATAGATGCCTTATCAGTTAGTCAAGTCTTTGACAACAAGTGGTCAGTTGTCAGTGTTCCGTTAGGTGTAGACTCAGCTAAGAAAGCTGTATCCAAATCTCTTGAGTGGTTGTGTAACTATGAGTCTATTGTTATTATGTTTGATAATGATGAACGTGGACAACAAGCTGCAAAGGAAGTAGCCAGTATACTACCACCTAGTAAAGCTAAGATAGCCAAGCTACCACTGAAGGATGCAAGTGACATGCTTCAAGCAGATAGACAGGCTGAACTTATTGATGCAGTGTGGGCAGCTAAGACCTACAGACCTGATGGTATTGTAGCAGGTATAGATGTCTGGGAATTAATCAATGCTGAAGATGATAAACAATCTGTATCATATCCTTATGTAGGTATACAAGATAAGACAGGTGGTTGTCGTAAGGGTGAGATTGTAACACTCACTGCAGGTAGTGGCATAGGTAAGTCACAACTAGCCAGAGAGTTTGCTCACTCCTTCATTATGCAAGGACAGACTATAGGTTACATAGCATTGGAAGAGAATGTTAAACGTACCTCACTTGGTCTGATGTCTATTGAGTTAAACAAACCAATACATCTACAATCAAATGATATACCAGTGGAAGAACTAAGACATGCCTTCATTAATACAGTTGGGTCTGGTAGGGTATACATGTATGATCACTGGGGTTCTACTGATTCTGAGAACTTACTATCTAAGATCAGGTATCTAGTCAGAGGTTGTCAAGTTGATTATGTTATACTTGATCACATTAGTATTGTTGTCTCTGGTTTAGAAGGTGGAGATGAGAGACGTATCATTGATAACACCATGACTAAGTTACGTTCATTAGTAGAAGAACTCAACTGTGGTTTGATACTAGTGTCACATCTTAAGAGACCTTCAGGTGACAGGGGACATGAGGATGGAGCACAGACTTCTATGTCACAGCTTAGAGGTAGTGCTGCAATAGGTCAGCTGTCTGATATGGTGATAGGATTAGAACGTAACCAACAAGACAAAGACAAACCTAACGTGAGTCAGGTTAGAGTACTTAAGAACAGATGGTCTGGTGAGACAGGCTTGAGTTGTTCACTAGAATATAACACAGAGACAGGTAGAATGAATGAGGTACAATTCCCTGATGAAGATGAAGTAGAATTTTAATTAGTGCTGAGACACAAGGAGAAGATATGGATTTAATATTTGATATAGAAGCAGATAACTTACTAGATGATGTCACTAGTGTATGGTGCATAGTAGGTAGAGATAAGGATACAGAAAAGGTATACACCTTTGAACCCCACGAAATAGAACAAGGGCTTGTGTTCTTATCTAAAGCAGACACACTCATAGGTCATAACATAATTGACTATGACTTAAGAGTGTTGAAGAAGTTGTATGACTTTGATTATACAGGTAAGGTAATAGATACATTAGTATACTCAAGAACTATATGGTGTGACGTAAGAGAGATAGACATTGCACTGAGTAAGAAGAATAACTTTCCTCAAAAGCTTATGGGTAGTCATAGCCTTAAGGCATGGGGATACAGATTAGGAGAACTAAAAGGTGAGTTCAATGTGGGCAGTGAGAGCTTTGCAGCTTTCTCAAAGGAGATGTTACAGTACTGTGTACAAGACACGCAAGTCACAGCCAAACTTTATCATAAAATTATGGAGAAAAATTTTAGTCAACAGGCATTAGACTTAGAGACTGAGATACATACTCTACTACTACAGCAACAGGAGTATGGTTTTCCTTTTGATGTTGAGGCAGGTAAGGAACTATGGTACAAACTATCTGCACGTAAGTCAGAGATTGAGAATGAATTAGTTGAAACCTTTGAGCCTACTATCGTAGAGTTAAAGACTAAGACAAAGACTATACCATTCAACCCTGCTTCTCGTATGCAGATAGCAGACAGACTTATGAAGAGAGGTTGGAAACCTGAAGCCTTTACTGATGGTGGTGACCCTAAAGTAGATGAGTCTATACTATCAGGTATTGATATGCCAGAGGCTGCTATGTTAAACGAGTACCTACTACTTAATAAAAGGTTAGGTCAGTTAGCTACAGGTAATCAGGCTTGGTTAAAACTAGAAAAGAATGGCAGAATGCATGGACGTGTTAATCATATGGGTGCTGTTACTTCTCGTTGTACCCATTCCAACCCCAACGTTGCCCAAGTTCCTAGTGTAGGTGCACCTTATGGTAAAGAATGCAGATCATTATTCCATGCTCCTATAGGGTATAGTCTTCTTGGTGCTGATGCCAGTGGTCTTGAGCTACGGTGTCTTGCTCACTACATGGCTGCTTATGATGATGGCTCTTATGCTAACACTGTAGTCAACGGTGACATACACACTATCAATCAAGAAGCAGCAGGTCTACCTACTAGAAACAATGCCAAGACTTTTATCTACGGATTCTTATATGGGTCAGGTGATGAGAAGACAGGTAAGATAATAGGTAAGGGAGCTAAAGAAGGTAGAGCTATTAAGAAGAAGTTCTTGAAGAAACTACCTGCACTCAAGTATCTCAAGGATGCAGTATCAGAAGCTGCAGCTGAAAGAGGTTGGGTCAAAGGATTAGATGGACGTGTTATACCTGTCAGGCATAGTCATGCTTCACTTAATACTTTGTTACAATCAGCAGGTGCACTGGTGTGTAAGACTTGGTATGTATTCATAGCTGATGCTATTAAGATGCAAGGACTTGATGCACAAATCGTAGCATTCATACATGATGAAGTACAACTAATAGTTAAAGAAGGGCAGGAAGATGAAACAGGGAGAGTTATTCAGTCATGCATGCACAGAGTCGAAGAACACTTCAACTTCAGATGCAAACTTGACAGTGATTACAAGTTTGGACGAAACTGGGCAGACACGCATTGATGCAGTGACTTGTAATGTTTGTGATACCATGCAACCTATTGCTAACTTTCAAGTCTTAGTATCAGGTGAGATAAAAAGAAAATGTAGGTCTTGTAAAAGTGGACAGGACAAAGTAGTCCAACGATTAAGGAAAGAAAACAAACCACCTCCTGATGATTACTGTTGTCCTATATGTGAGAGAGACATGAAGGAGATAAGTAAGTATGGTCAACCTATGTTAAGCAAGTGGGTACTAGATCATTGCCATGATACTAACACATTCAGAGGTTGGTTATGTGGTAACTGTAACACAGGACTAGGTGGGTTTAAGGATGATAAAGATAAAGTACTAAGAGCTTACAACTATTTGAAAGGACATACACCATGAAATGTTGGCACTGTAATACTGAACTGATATGGGGAGGAGACCATGACATTAGTATAGAAGATGGTTATGAATTTGATGGTATAGTTAGTAACTTATCTTGTCCTAACTGTCCTACTCATGTAGATGTATATTTAAATCTGGAGAAAATTGATGAAAAGATTATTAATTGATGGAGACATTGTAGCTTACAAAGCTGCTACTAGTGCAGAGACACCTATTAACTGGGGTGATGGACTATGGACTTTACATTGTTATGAAGATGAAGTTAAAATTAGAATAGATGATCAGATAAACAAGCTTATGGAAGCACCTGTTGATACTCATCTAATAGCTTTTACAGATACTACTAACTATCGTAAAGATGTAGCACCTTACTATAAACTTAATCGTAAGAAAGTACGTAAGCCTATGCTACTTGGATGGGCTAGAGAATACATGATTGAAAAATACAACGTTGAAATATGGAAAGGATTAGAAGCTGATGACGTACTTGGTATACTTGGTAGCAAAAGCGAAAGAAATATTATATGGTCTGCAGATAAAGACCTACTCACTATACCTGCACTGCATTGGATTGATGGAGAAGTGGTTCACATTACTGAAGAAGAAGCTGACTACCAGTTCTATTATCAAACACTTGTGGGGGACAACACTGATAATTATAAAGGGTGTCCTAGTGTGGGTTCTGTTAAAGCTAAAAAAATTCTTGAGGGGAATTGTACGTGGGAGACTGTTGTCAATACGTTCAAAGATCAGGGACTATCAGAAGAAGTAGCCTTAGAGAATGCTAGACTAGCACGTATATTACGTGATGGAGAATACAATATAGATACAGGTGAAGTAAAACTATGGACACCCAACTAAGACACATGGAGTATATGAAGATGAAAGCAGATGAAGCAGACATGGTAAACAATCCACCTCACTACAACAAAGGTAAGATAGAAACCATAGACTATATCGTAGATGCACTGGGTGAGTGGGAAGCAGTTAGTTACTGTCAAGGTAATGTCATTAAGTACTTGAGTACTAGACTGTTTGCCAAAGGTAATCCTATACAAGATGCAAAGAAAGCACAGTGGTATCTTACTAAGATGATTGAACTAATGGAACAAACTAAGGGGAAGAATTGGTAATGGATTTTAAATCATATCAAAAGAAAGCAAACAGTACAGCTATATATGATAGTAAGTTTTCTATATTATATCCTACACTTGGACTAGCAGGTGAGGCAGGAGAGGTAGCAGAAAAAGTCAAAAAAATTATTAGAGATAATAAACAAATAGTAAATGAAAGAGAAGGGTTAGCTAAAGAACTAGGTGATGTGTTGTGGTACATAGCTGCTATAGCTAGAGATATAGGTTATAGTATGGAAGACATAGCTCAGATGAACTTAGATAAACTAGCTGATCGTAAAGCAAGAGGAACAATACAAGGCAACGGAGATAACAGATGATAAGTAATCATTTACCAACAGACTACCAGACATTCATAGCTACTAGTAGATATGCTAGATGGTTAGAAGAAGAGAACAGAAGAGAGACATGGGGAGAAACCGTAGATAGATACATCTCCTTCCTAAAGGGTAGTACAAATAAACTATCTAATGAAGTCTGGAAAGAACTAGAAGAAGCTATACTTAATCTACAAGTAATGCCTAGTATGAGAGCCTTGATGACTGCAGGTGTTGCAGCTGAAAGAGATAACACTTGTATATACAACTGTTCCTACCTACCAGTAGATCACATACGTGCATTTGATGAGGCTATGTTTATCTTACTATGTGGTACAGGTGTAGGCTTTAGTGTTGAGAGACAGTCAATCTCCAAGCTACCTGACATACCTACTGAGATGGTTCAGAGTAATGATGTTGTATTTGTAGAAGATAGTAAAGAAGGTTGGGCAAAGTCTTTACATAAATTATTATCACACCTATATACAGGTGACATACCTAAGTGGGATATGTCTGCTGTACGTCCTGCAGGTGCTAGACTCAAGACGTTTGGTGGTAGGGCTAGTGGTTCACAACCATTGATAGACTTGTTTAACTTTGTAGTAGAAATCTTTAAGGGTGCTGCAGGTAGAAAGCTTAACTCTATTGAGTGCCATGATATCATGTGTAAGATTGGTGAAGTTGTAGTTGTAGGTGGTGTTAGACGTTCAGCTATGATCAGCTTGTCCAACCTAAGTGATGGACGTATGGCTAAAGCTAAGTCTGGTCAATGGTGGGAGAATGAAGGACAACGTGCATTGGCTAATAACTCTGTAGCTTATACAGATAAGCCTGACATGGAAGGGTTTATGAGAGAGTGGTTATCTCTTGTAGAATCTAAGTCAGGTGAGAGAGGTATCTTCTCAAGAATAGCAGCTGACAATCACGTTAAGATGAATGGACGTAGGGAAACAGGGTATGAGTGGGGTACTAATCCTTGTTCAGAAATTATCCTAAGACCTTATCAGTTCTGTAATCTAACTGAAGTTGTTGTACGTGAAACAGATGATAAGGAAAGTCTTAAGAAGAAGGTAAGACTAGCTACCATACTAGGTACATTACAATCTGCCTTTACTAAGATGCCTTACCTCCGTAAGATATGGCAGAAGAATACAGAAGAAGAGAGATTACTAGGTGTATCCTTAACAGGTATCATGGATAACATGGTCTTATCTAAGACTAGAGATAGTAAGACATGGCTAAAAGAAATGAAGCAGGTAGCTATAGACACTAATGAGGAATACTCAGAGATGTTAAGTGTACCACAATCAGCAGCTATTACTTGTGTCAAACCTTCTGGTACTGTATCACAGTTAGTTGATAGTGCTTCTGGTATTCATGCCAGACATAGTGACTATTACATTAGAACTGTACGTGGAGATAACAAAGACCCACTTACTATGTTCTTAAAAGACAGTGGTATCCCAGCTGAACCATGTGTAATGAAGCCAGACTCTACTACAGTGTTTAGCTTTCCTACTAAATCACCTACTGGTTCTGTTACTCGTAATGTTATGACTGCTATAGAACAGCTAGAGTTATGGAAACACTATGCATTAGAATGGTGTGAGCATAAACCTTCTGTTACTATTACAGTTAAAGATGCTGAGTGGATGGAAGTAGGAGCATGGGTATATAAGAACTTTGACATATGTTCTGGTATTTCTTTCTTACCTCATAGTGATCATACATATGCACAAGCACCCTATCAAGATATAGATGAAGCTAAGTATTATGCACTACTTAATGAGATGCCTGAGTCTATTGATTGGTCTGCTTTATCCTTATATGAGAAGAAAGATACAACAACTAGTAGCCAAACTTTAGCATGTTCTGCTGATGGTTGTGAAATAGTTGATATCTAAAGTTACAACATTAGCGAAAGTTTGCGTAAATGAAACTACTAGGCAACGACTTTAACATTACAGATGCGTTACTTAACCATTTAAAAATGTTATTTCCTAACAAACTTCCGTTAGAACATGTTACCCCTGAAGAGCTAGGTTTTCTCAGGGGACAACAGTCTATCATACAGAAGCTTGTTGAATTACAAAATCAAGACTACAACATAGAGGAATAAAATATGGGTGGATTATTAGGGGGTAGTAAAGCCCCTGCTCCTATGCCAACTCCTGCTCGTCCAGTGACAGCTGCAAGTAAAACTCCAGACATAGAGTTAGACGATACGGATTTAGAGAGCACAACATTAAAGAAAAAGAAGACAGGCAAGAAAGCCTTGAGAACAGACTTGACTATGGCTGATTCAACACAGTCAGCAAGTGACAGTTCTGGCTTACAGATACCTAAAGGTTAGCTTATGGGAGCTTTGACATACAATACAGGTTTTGTTAAGAAACTTACAAATAGAGACTCTAATGAAATAGACCAAAATACTAACATGACGGTTGAAGGTGAAGAGCCTGAACCTACTGAAGCTGTGTCAGACAGTAAATATAAAAAGAAAAAAGTAGAACTAAAGCCCTTCATAGAATAAGGATTAAGATATGGAAATGGAAACAGGAGTCGTAGCTAAACGTTATGGACAACTTGAAAGTGAACGAGATACGTTCCTTGAAAGAGGACGTGAAGCTGCTAAACTAACTATACCTACTCTTTTACCAGAGGAAGGACATAGTAGTTCATCTATATATCCTACACCTTATCAAGGTATTGGAGCAAGAGGTGTAAATAACTTAGCATCTAAATTATTACTTGCACTACTACCACCTAACAGTCCTTTCTTTCGTTTGACAATAGATGACTTTGATTTACAAGCTATTGCAGGTGATAATAGAGGACAAGTTGAAGAAGGACTAGCACGTATTGAACGTGCAGCTATGGCAGAAATAGAATCTAAAGCTATCAGAGTACCAGCTTTTGAAGCCCTTAAGCTTCTCATAGTAACAGGTAACTCACTAGTATATATGCCTAAAGAAGGTGGTATGAAAGTATACAGACCTGATCGTTATGTTAATAAACGTGACACAATGGGTAACTTACTAGAAGTTATTACTAAAGAAAGTCTTAATGTTTTAAACTTACCTGATTCAGTAAAAGAACTTATGCCTCCGTCAGACTCACCTGTCAAGAACTATGACCTATATACTAAGGTGTGTAAGGTTGAAAAAGGATGGGAAGTATATCAAGAGGTAGCAGGTATAGAAGTACCTGAGTCAAGAGGTATGTTTAAGAAAGATCAGAACCCTTATATCCCACTACGATTTATTCGTATTGATGGAGAAGATTATGGTCGTGGTTTTATAGAAGAATACTTAGGTGACTTACGTAGTTTAGAAGCTTTAACTCAATCTATTGTTCAAGGCTCTGCTGCATCAGCTAAAGTTTTATTCTTAGTACGTCCTAATGGTACAACAAAAACAGCTAATCTAGCTAAAGCTCCTAACGGTGCATTCCTAACTGGAGATACTAATGATGTATCTACACTACAGGTACAAAAAGCTAGTGACTTTCGTGTAGCATTAGAAACTATGCGTATGATTAACGACAGATTAAGTGCTGCTTTCTTATTGAACACTAGTGTACAGAGACAAGCTGAACGTGTCACAGCAGAAGAGATACGTTTTATGGCACAGGAACTTGAGACTTCTTTAGGTGGTGTATACTCTATACTATCACAAGAGTTTCAATTACCACTAATAAACCTACTGCTTGAGTCATTAACTAAGCAAGGTAAAATGCCACGTATGCCTAAAGATAGCATCAAACCTACAGTGGTCACAGGTATTGAAGCATTAGGTCGTGGACAAGACTTAAATAAATTAGCTACATTCTTGCAATATCTACAGCCATTAGGTCAAGAGATTATTGCTAGTGAAATGAATGTAGGTGATTACATAGACAGACTAGCAGCATCTCTAGGTATTGATACTTCTGGCTTAATTAAATCTGAACAGCAGAAGCAACAAGAACAGATGATGATGCAACAGCAACAACAAGCAATGTTAGAACAACAAACAGTAGCTGGTATGGCACAAGGAGCTGCACCTAATTTAGCGAAAGCTGCTGTAGAAGAAGGATAATAATATATGGCAGACTCAATTAATACTTTTCAAGAAGAAGCACCTGAATCCCCAGAGCATCAACAAGCTATGCTTGATAGGGAAAGAGGAGCACCTGTGGATGAATCACGTCCAGATTGGCTTCCTGAGAAATTTAAAACTGCAGAAGATATGGCTAAAGCTTACTCATCTTTAGAGTCAAAGCTTGGTCAATCTAAAGAACCCCCAGAATCAGAGGTACAGGAAACCCCTTCTGAAAACCCTTCTGAAGTAGCTGAACTACTAGACAGTAAAGGTCTAGACTTCTCAGTATTTCAAGAAGAATACTCTGAAACTGGTACACTATCAGATGATGCTTACACTGCTCTTAATGAAGCAGGTTTCTCTAAGCCTCTGGTAGATTCGTGGATAGCTGGGCAAGATGCTTTGGCTGCTTCCACAAGAGAAAGTATGTATTCACTAGCAGGGGGAGAAGAACAGTATGGTCAGATGGTTCAATGGGCTTCTGACAACTTACCTGAAAGTGAAATAGATGCTTTTAATGCAACAATGAATACGCAAGATACTAATATGATTAGTCTAGCTGTTCAAGGTATGGTATCACGTTATCGTTCTGAAGCAGAACCTACTCTTATTCAAGGTAGTAATAATTCTGAACCTTCAGGTGGGAAATTTGATAGCACTGCTCAAATGACTACAGCTATGCGTGACCCTAGATATGCTACTGATCCTGCCTATAGACAAGAGGTGGCTAACAGGTTAGCAAAATCTAGTCTATTCTAATATTGTTGTTATGGTTGGGGGATTAAGTTCCCCCTTCCTTTTAAGTGCACGATTAACTTTGTGTATTTAAAAGGAACTGATCATTCCTAGACACTAAGCTATAAAGACAAACTATTACCCCTGACCCTTTGCGAAGGATACTCTTGGAGAAAGATTGTAGACATGCTGAGTGTAATTTCAACTCAACTTAACTACTAAGAGGTAATTAAAAAATGGCACAAGCTGCTTCAAACCCTGCTTACACCGTAAGCTTTCAGGGTCAAAATAATAATACAGGTGACGTTAGAGACCTGTTTCTCAAGCTATATGCTGGGGAAGTCCTAACTGCATTTGAAGAAAAGAAAGTCCTAATGGACAAAGTAAGAACTCGTACTATTAGTAAGGGTAAATCTGCTTCATTCCCTATGACAGGTAGAGCAACTGCTGAATACCTGACCCCAGGAAATGAGATTACTGGTGGTAATATCAGAGCAGGTGAGAGAATTGTAACTATTGATGACTTGCTTATCTCTAGTCAATTCATTGCTAATATTGACGAAGCTATCAATCACTATGACGTAAGAAGCATCTACTCTAAAGAAGCTGGTATTGCGTTAGCTAACGAAGCTGATAGAAACGTTGCAAGAATGCTTGTTAAAGCTGCATTATCTACTAATGCTACTAGAGCAGCAGGTCTTGTTCAAGACTATAAAGCATTTACTGAAGAAGATTTTACTGATAACGTAACTATTGGTACTCAGACTGCAGATTCAATAGACCCTGCTAAACTAGCTAAAGCTATCTTTGATGCAAAGAAAGAGTTTGACATAAAGAATGTTGATCATACTTCTGCATGTGTAGCTCTTGCACCAGATCAGTACTATGCATTACTAGACGTTTCAGATGGTTCTAAGTTAACTTATATGAATAAAGACTTTGGTGGTAATGGTAACATTGCAGGAGCAACTGTTCCTATGATTGCAGGAATGCCTATCGTTATGTCTAACCATGCTAAAGTTGCTAACTTATATCAGAACTTTACTACTGGTAATGCTGCAGAAGGTAAGACTTCTGACAATGCTCCACTAGCTAATACTGCTGGATCAGGAAGAGCAACTCACTATGACTTACCAACTGCTAACGTAGATGGTGCAGACATGGTTGCTATTGCTGCTAAGTTTAGAGGCTTTATCTTTACACCTGAAGCTGTAGCTACTGTTAAGCTACTTGACTTAGGTATGGAATCAGAGTACCAAATCAATAGACAAGGTACACTCATGGTTGCTAAATATGCAATGGGACATAACGTTCTACGTCCTGCTGCTTGTATTGGTCTAATTGAGGCTTAATTATAATAACAGGGAGAGGTTTCTAGAGCCTCTCTCTATATTTATTGGAGTATTAAATGGCAATAACACATGCAGGAGAAACCTTTCAGGGTTTACGTATACCTAAAAGTTCTCCCAAAGGTACTAAGTCTCATGCTGTATTAATAGGTACTAAAGATAAACCAAAGTTAATTAGGTTTGGTGAAAAGGGTGCAAAAACTAATCAATCTAAAAAACAACGTGATGCGTTTAAAAGTAGACACCAAAAGAATATTAAAAAAGGTGAAACATCTGCAGCTTATTGGGCTAATAAGGTTAAGTGGAAAGCATAGGAGAATGTAATGGCAGGAACAACACAGATAGATGCAGTCAATACAATGTTATCTGCTATTGGAGAAGCACCAGTAAGTAGTCTAGATTCTGGACTTATAGAAGCAGAGATAGCTGAGACAATATTAAATACAATAGACAGAGAAGTACAATCTATGGGTTGGCACTTCAACACAGAATTAAATAAGAGCTTTGCTCAATCTACAGACGGTGAAATTATTTTACCTAGTACTATATTAAGAGCAGATGCTACACTGACAGCACAGAGTCCTGACTTAGTACAACGTGGTACAAGAATGTATGATAGAAAAAATCACACTTTTGTAATAGGTGCTTCAGCACAGTTAGACGTAGTAGTGCAATTAGAATTTAATGACTTACCAGAGATATGTAAAAGATATATCACCCTACGTGCTACAAGAGTCTTCCAAGATCGTGTAGTAGGTTCAGGTACATTACATGACTTTCAATTAAGAGATGAACAAAATGCATTGATGGAATTAAAAGAGTTTGACAAAGCTACAGATGATCATAACATCTTTGATAACTACGATACATATGCTATCATTGACAGACAAGGACGGAGAACACTCTAATGGCACTTATCAGTCAATCAATCCCAAACCTAATTAATGGTGTATCTCAACAGCCACCATCTTTAAGACTTAGTACTCAAGCAGAAGTACAAGAGAATGGTTTATCTAACGTTGTTACAGGTTTATCTAAACGTCCAAGCTGTTCACATATAGCTGACTTAGGTACAATCTCTAACTTAGATAAAGCTTTTATACATACTATACGTAGAGATGAGAATGAATTTTATTCTATGGTAGTAGATACTGCAGGTACTATCAGGGTGTTTGACAAAGATGGTGTGTCTAAGACAGTAACCAACAATGCTGCATCTTACTTAAGTGGTTTAACTAAACCTAATGAAGAATTAGCAGCAGTGTCTATTGCTGACTCAACCTTTATTGTAAACAAGAATACAATCGTAGCTAAAGCTAGTACAACATCTACTACTCGTAATCCAGAAGCTTTAGTATATGTTAAGCAAGCTGACTATTCTTCAACTTATCGTTTAGTATTAACCAAAGGTGGTACTAGTAGAACTGTACAATTTGCTACTAAATCTAGTACTCAGTCAAGTACATCTTTAACACAGAATGCAGAACGTGGAGCAGCTACTGATTTAATAGCTACTAATTTAAATACATTTTCTGGTACTAGTGTTAGTAGTACTTATTATGATAACATAACTAATGGTAGTGCTGTATCAGGTTTAACAGTTACACGTTATGGTAACGTATTACACATACAATCTACAAATAGTACAGACTTCCAAGTAGAAGTAGGTGACTCTCATGGTGGTCAACATTTATTAGTATTCAAAGATGAGACACCTGACTTTAAAAAATTACCTGTAGAAGCTCCAGTAGGTTATGTCATAAAAGTATCAGGAGATAATCAGAAAGCTCAAGATGATTATTATGTAAGATTTACAGATGATGAAGTCTGGAAAGAAACACTAGAGCCTAACATATTAACAAGCTTAAATCCTACAACTATGCCACACAAGCTAACTAAATTAGCTAATGGTAACTTTCAGTTTGATCCTGTCACTTATGAACCAAGAACTGTAGGTGATGATAATACTAACTCCTTCCCTTCTTTTGTAGGTTTTACATTAAGTGATATATTCTTTCACCGTAACAGATTAGGTGTACTAGCTGATGAGAATGTTATATTCTCCAGAGCAGGAGAGTTTACAAGCTTTGACTTTTTCCGTAAGTCAGTATTAACTATAGTAGACAGTGACCCTATTGATGTTGCAGTATCTTCTAACAAGGTTAGCATACTTAAACATGCTGTACCTTTTAATGAATCCCTATTATTATTCTCAGATTTAACACAGTTTAAAGTTACTGCTGATCCAGTACTAACACCTGAGACTATTAACATATCTAATACTACAGAGTTTGAAGCCTCCTTAAGAGCTAAACCAGCACAAGCAGGTAGGTTTGTTTACTTTGCCTCTAAAAGAGGAGCATGGTCTGGATGTTGGGAATACTTTGTAGATACTGATACAGATAGTAATGATGCTACAGAGATTTCAGCACATGTCCCTGAGTACTTAGATGGTGAGATAATTAATATACAAGCTTCTTCTAACGAAGATATGCTACTTGTACAAACAGATAATGACCCACAAGCTGTCTATGTATATAGATACTATTGGAGAGGTAGAGAAAAACTACAAGCCTCTTGGTCACGTTGGACGTTTACAGGAGATATACTTGGAGTATCCTTTAATCGTGCTGATATAACATTACTAGTCAAACGTGCTAACAACTTATTTCTTGAACGTATTAACTTATCTGTAGATGATGCTACAAATTATACAACTAATAAATTTAGTATTCATTTAGATAGACGAGTTAAATTACAAACAGGTGGTCTCACAGCTATACCTTATACAGATAGTGCAGTTATTTATGTAGATCAGACAGGTAAAATTATACCTTTATCTGCTGTAGCTGCTAAATTAGCTGCATCAGAAGTAGTATTTGCAGGTATACCTTTTCAATTTAAGTACCAATTCTCTGAGCCTATTGTTAAAAATGGTGACAAATCTATAACAACAGGTAAGTTACATATAAGAAACTATGCAGTTGTTTATAGCAATACAGGTTTCTTTCAAGCAGAAGTCACTCACTCAAAACGTACCCCTTATGTAAGAAACTTTACTGGACGTATTGTTGGTGCTGCTTCTAACGTTTTAAACAAAGCTGCTATTGACTCAGGTACTTACCGTTTTGGAGTACTTGGACATGGTAATGAAACAAGTATTACACTAAAAAGTTCTAGTCATTTCCCATGTATATTTCAGTCAGCTGAGTGGGAAGGATTCTTTGTACTACGTTCTAGGAGACTATAATGAAAGCCCATGTGAGACAAAGCACCCAAGAAGATGTAGATTATCTATGTAATAATCTTAGACCTGAAGATAGGCAAGAGGTGATAGCATCACATGGTAGTACAGAGAAGGCTTTACAAACTGGATTAGATTTGTCTGACGAATGTTGGACATTTCTAGTATCAGAAACAAATGAAATAGCAGGTATATATGGAGTAGCTAGACAGGATGACACAGTTGCGTGTGTTTGGTTACTTACTACTCCTGCTGTTCATAAAATATGGATAACTTTTTTAAGAGAGTCTAAAAGATTGACAAAAGAAATGAATAAAAAGTATACTATCTTGACTAACTCTGTTGATGCAGAGTATACTGTGGCTATAAAATGGCTTAAGTTTTTGGGTTTTACTTTTATTAACAAACATAACCAATGGGGTAAACCCTTTTTAGAATTTGTAAGGATATAACATGGCAGGATTACCTCCACAGGCATATTTGCAGATGGCTCAAGTAGGCTTTGAGTTGCTTAATAAAAACAATGAAGCAAAAGCACAAGAAGCTAGGTATCAACAGAACAGAATTAATGCAGTAGCTGCACGTGACTTAAAGATACAAGCACTTAACACAAGAGCTATACAAGAAGTAGAAGCAGTAGCAGAAGATAAAATGGCTCTAGCTATTAAAGCTTTAGAGACAAAAGAAAGCCAAAAAGTGGCTGCAGGTGAAGCAGGAGTATCTGGTAAATCAGTTAAACAACAGATAGATTTAACAGAAGCTAGAAAACTTAGAGGTATGGATAAGTATAATGCTAATATTGAAAACATTCTTACACAAATTGAACTAGAAAAAACAGGTCTTAATGCAGAAGCTTTAAATAGTATTAATGCTTTACAAAGAGGAGTACAACCTAGTTTAGGTGCTGCTATAGTAAAAGGAGCATCAGCTGCAGCTACAGCTTCAGTTAAATATGGTGATGGTAAGTTATTTGGTATGGATTTATTAGCTAATAAAAATGTAACAAACTTAGTAGAAAAAGGAACGTATGGTGACCTTATAACTCCTTTAATAAAAGCACCTCCTTTCAGTATAACATCCACATAATTTATGAGGTATTAAATGGCAAAGAGAACTCCAGTAAGTGGTTTAGATATTAGTGGAATTTCTACTAAACCTGTAGCAAGACCAGTAGATACTTATGTACGTCCTGCAAAAATTCAAACACAACCTTCTCCTTTAAGTCAGTTTGTAGATGCTATAGCTCCAGCAGTAAAAGCTGTAGAAGATAAAAACTTAGAGACCAGATTAAAACGTGAAAGAGAAATAGAAAACTTTAGATTAAAATCTAAGTATGCACAGATGGAAACAAATGCATATGAATTAAACCTAAGTGTGGAAAACGATTTTAAAGTAAATGAAAAGACTTATGTTAAAGATTATACTAGTACTTCTTATTTAGAGCCAATTAAAAAACATCAATATAATTATCTAGAAACTTTAAAAAATCAAGGTACTGATGAACTTGTTATAGAAGCTGCTCAATTAACATTTGATAAACATAATGTTAAATATGTAGCTGACTTTAATGCTGCAAAAGCTAAGTATAATACTGACTTACTTAACAACAATAATATGGATACCCATACACAAACAATGTTAAGTACTGGGCAAACAAAAGAAGAAAAAATAAAGAATCATCAAAATATTATAACGCAGTTTGCAGAAGCTAATCCTTTACCTAATGGTAAGCCTGATTTTAAAAGAGCAATAGATAATGCTTATAATCTTTTAAAAAGTCAACCTACGTATGATAATACTTTGTGGGATGCTTTATCCACAATGAAGTCTAAAGATGGTAAAAAATTACCAGTTATGTACACAGCAGAAAAACGTAAAGACACTGCTGTAATGGAAAAAGCAAGAGATACACAAATACAAAAGAACCAACTTAACAAAGTTAAAACGGAAACTCTTGCAATTAAAATTACTGATGCTATAAATAATGGTACACGTATAGATAATATAACATATAGAAACCCTAAAACAAACTTTAACGTAGCTTTTACTACAGCTGAGAAAGATCAATATGTTACTGCTTTAATACAAAGACCTGAGTTTCAAAGTAAAACTTCTAGAGCTAAGTTATTTGCTCAAATTGGACATGTACCTGCAAATATAACAGCAGAATTAAAAAAGGGTATTCAATATATAGACGGAACTACTGTTGCTACTTCAGATGACGATAATGCTCTTATAGAACAAAGTTATTTAATTTGGGAGTCTTTAAAAAACGCAAACAATAACATGACTAAACTTATTGGTGATGATGCACATAAATTGTTTTTAGCTATGGAAACAAATATTAGAGAACAAGCAACCACTGGCACATACCAACCTGAAACTATGATGACTTTAGATGCAGAAGGTAGTGATCCAGAAGTAGCTCTTACTCCAAGACAACCTATTAATTATAATAATGCTGCTAATGTAATTAGTAAGATAGATATTAAAAACTATAAAAAATCTGATTCTTTAAAAAAGCTACTAGCTACTAAAGTAAATAGGAACAATCTTCTTCAAAGGCTTTTTGGAGGAGCAGACTTATCTGAAGTTACTAATGCTGCTTCAATCTTACCAGATATTACAGAACGTGCTCACTACATTCAAATGAGTGATCCAAGCTTAAGTGAAGAAGAAGTAGTAGAAAAGGCAATAACAAGTGCTGAAGCAGATTACACTATAATAAAATCAGGTGCTGGTAAGAACTATGCTTTTAAACATTTAAATACTGATGTAGGTTCTCCCTTAAAACCTGAAGTTGTTTTACCAGAGTTTAATAAAGTATTGCTTGAGTCTAAAGTAGTAAGACAATACGTGAAACAAACTTTTCCTAACCTTAATGAAGATGATCTTAAAAGTATAGATGTTGCTATTGAACCTTTAGGTAAAGACCCTAATCAAGTAAGTATTAACTTATATAATATAGCTAAAGGTAGAGAATTTATAGGTATGTTTAGAGTTCCTTACAGTAAAAGTAAAATATTAAGTAAGAAAGGTCAGAAAGTTGTATTACAGGAGTTTGCTAATACTTTGACAAAAGAAATTGTACCAGAAGGTTCAACTAGTTATTCTACAACAACAGCCCCTAAAACAGATTTTATAGAAGTAGGTACATTTACAAAGCCAAGTAGTGAAGACTATGATACTATAACAACTGAAATGGGTACACTTAAACGTTCAGACCTTAATACTAGTGTAGGATCAGTTATTAAATATGTACTAAATTCATTTGGTGATCCTATGGTTCAAAACTCAGAAGCAATAGGAGCTTTATCAACAAGGTTAGGTAAATCTTTAACTGACCCTATTTTTAATCTTATAGCAGATGAAATAAAAAAAGCAAAAGACTTTGAGGGTTTTGGTGCTGATGATGTTATAACTGAAATGGGTACAATTAAAAGTACGGATAAGGATAAACAATCTTCTTTATTAGATGATGTTGTAAATACTGCAAGTAATATTGTAGATCAAATTAAGCCTATTAGTACAGCTAGTGCAGATAGTACTCTAGATAATACAAAAGTAAGTAACCAACCAACAGGAGATCAAGTGATTATAGAAGGTAATACTACAGAAGAAAAAACAGCTAACATGATAGCAACTCAAGAAGGTTTCTCTAGCACACCTTATGCAGATGGTAAAGATAAGTCAGTAGGCTTTGGTTTCTATTTACCTGCTTTAGAGGCTGATGAGAAAGCTTTGATTAAAGATGTTAACAATGTTACAAAAGAAGAAGGTGTAGCAGTACTAAAATTAAAAGTACAGAAGATTGGTAACTATCTAGAAAAAGAAATGCAAGGTTTTAGAAATTTACCAGAGGAAGCACAGACAGCTATCATTAGTATGGGCTACCAGTTAGGTGTAACTAACCTTCCAAAAACTTGGAAAAAATTTACAGCAGCTATTAAAGAAGCAGGTCAGTATGAAGAAGGGTCTACTGAACAAGCTGAAGCTTTAGCTAAAGCTAAGTTTGAAATGCTATATAGTAAGACTAAAGATGGTAAAACTGTCTTAAATAAATGGGCTAAACAAACCAAAGAACGTGCTTTTGAAATGGCTAATGCTGTAAGTGATGCTAACCTTTCAGTATAAAGGTACATAATTAAAAAAGGAAATGTAAATGTCAACAGTAACCTTAGATGAAATGTTAAAGACACTAGAGGCTGATGATACTAAAATACCTCTATCACAGACTGTGTCTGAATCTGCTCTTTTTGATTCTCAGATGAAAGAAGATAGTGAGAAATCAGACAGAAGTTTTTTTGAAAGTGCTGGTACAGCTTATAGTGAAAACTTATCTATAAAAGCTTTGGGAGACAGTATTGATAAAGCAACTACTGTTGACATTGGTGCACCTATTACCAACTTTACTCCTGAGTTAATTAAAACTTTAACAGAAGGTTTACCTATAGAAGCAGCTAAAGAAATATTAGAAGATGCTAAAGATAATGGTTTTCAAACAGCTATGAAGCAGAGAGAGTTTGCTTTAAAAACGTTAGATAATCGTAAAAGACTAGAAGCTGATGGTTTTACAGGTATAGCAGCTAATGCTTTTTCTGTGATGTTTGATCCTTTTGAATGGTCTGCTATATTAGGTCTTACTGCTGCTGCAACTACTGCTGGAACTCCTGTAAGTGGTGCAGCTGCTCTTACTGCAGGTACTATTAAACAAGCTTACAACGTTAAGAGAGCCTTTAAGGTAGGTGCTCTAGCTACAGCAGCAGAGAGTGCAGCTTTTGAAGGTATTAGAGCTAATGTTAAGTATGATATTGATGCTAATGATGTGTTTATTGCTGGAGGAGTAGGTGCTCTATTAGGTGGTAGTTTAAATGCAGGTAGAATAGCCTTCCAAAAAGCAGGGCAACGTTCTAAAATTGCACAGAAAGTTGTAATGGGTAAAGAACTTACACCTTCTGAAAAACTATTTCACGATCAGTTTAACGTAGATGCTTTAGCTGAAAAGATTATAGCAAGAGAACTAACAGGTGAAGCTTTTCTTGAGTCTACAAAAGGTGGACAACAGGTTAAAAGTTTTACTAAACTAAAAAATGAAGACGTAGCTACATTACCTCAACAAGCTGGATGGAGTATGTTTGGTTTACGTGAGTTAATTTCTACTACTGCTAGAATGGGAGCTTCAAATATAGCTTGGGCTAGATATACTGGCAGAGCTTTAGGAGGCAACTTTACTGGATATGAAGGTGGAAAGTTAGCTACTAATGTATCTGCTTCAGAGATTGCTGAATCTTTACAAGGTGTATTTCGTGATCGTTTAGCAACCCTCTTACCAAAAGCTCAAGCAAGGTTTGTTAAAGAAACAGGAACAAGTGTTGCAGAGTTTAATAGGGCTGTATCACGTTATGTGAGAGGAATAGATAGACAGAACGTAACTGATGATATAAAAATAGTAGCTGAAGAGATTAGTAGGGTACAAAACAGATTAGCAGAGTTAGCTGCTGAAGCTGATGTATCAGGTTTTACTAAGAAGTTATTAGGAAAAAATCCTTTTTACATGTCTCGTATCTTTGATAATGATAGAATTGCACAAATAAAAGCAAGGTATGGAGATAAAGCTAATGAATATTTAGATGAACTAATTGAGACAGCTATACGTAGAGAGCAGTTAAATATAGAAGATCAAGTAACAAAGATGTTAACTAAAAAAGGTAAAGTAGCAGACATTGATACAGTAGGTAATTATATAAACAAGATTGCAGTAGCTTATAGAAAAGGTATAACATCTTCTAAAATTGCAAAAAGAGATATACCTGATTCTAGTGAAATGACTTTAGAAGATTTAGGTGATATGCTTAAAGCAGAAGGATTTGAATTAGATGAGATAGATGTTGTTACAGAAATACTTACATTGTCTAACATACCTAGGTCACATAAACGAGCTAGAAATCGTATGGTTTTAAATGAAGGTACTACAATTAAAGTAACTAATCCAGATGGTGAACTAGAAGATTTAGCTTTTACTGACTTACTAGTAGAAGATGCTGAACAACTTGTTAACAGTTATATCTTTCAATTATCAGGTGCTATTGGTTTAGCTAGGAATGGTATTAATACTAACGTAGCAGGTAGTCAGTTTGATAAATTAAAAGGAAAAATAATAAGCGAAGGTGAAGCAAAAGGTTTACCTCAAGATGAAATAAGAAAAGCTGCAGATGCTGCACAGTTTATGTATGATGGTATCACAGGTAGACTTAAGAATAGAGAAGAAGTTCAGAACATAACTGATATGAACGTAGCTGTAAGAGCTTTTAGCTTCTCTGTAAACATGGGTATGTCTGGAATGTCAGCCTTAATGGAACTTACTAATTCTATGTTTGAGTATAGTTTTACAACTATCCTTAAATCTGCACCTGCTTACAAACAACTCTTTGATTTAGCCTCTAAGAATGGTAGATTACCTGATGGTCTTATGAGAGAGTTAGTTGAGACTATGGGAATGGGAAATGAAGTAGCTTTAGGTAAGTGGAATAATGTTACACGTTTTGATACTGAAGATATAGGTACTGTTATTTCTCCTGAACGTGCTAGTTTTAGTAAAAAAGGTTCTACTCTACGACAGGCAGTAGGTCTTGCAGAAAGAGGAGCTTATGGTGCACAGAAACACGTAGCTTATTGGTCTGGTTTAACAGGTGTTACACAGACTTTACGTAGGTTATCTATGATGCATTTTACTAATGAATTTGCATTAGCTGCAAGAAAAGGTAAATTACCTTTCTCTAATATAAAAAGACAACAGCTTGGTATTACTGATGAAATGGGTGATAAAATACTTAAGGTTATGAATAGTAATCTAGTTGAAAAAGCACCTAATGGAAGAGTAACTAAGCTTAACATTGACAAATGGGATGAAGATGTTAGAGAAGCTTTTCGTGCTTATGGGTTTAAAGATGCTAGAACTAATGTACAAGAAACTAACTTAGGGTCTACTAATAGATGGATGAAGTCTAGTCAAGTAGGTAGAACAATGTTTCAGTTTATGAACTTTACTTTAGGTTCTTTAGAGCAACAGACTCAAAGGTTAGGAGTTAGAGGTAACCCTTTTGGAGGAGGTGGTAGAGATGCCTCAGTAGCTAAAATATTAGTTGCAGCTGCTGCTATGGGTGGTCTTATGTATCTTGCTAGAGTACAGCTTAATGCTGCAGGACGTAGTGATGCTGATGAATATATTAAAGAACGTATGAAACCAGCTAACTGGACTATGGGTGCTCTTCAACAGATAGGAGCAGCTTCTATGTTTACTTATATTTATCAAGTAAGTACAGGGGCTATGTCTGGTAATTCTTATGCTATTACTCCTCCTGCTATATCTATAGCACAAAATGCTGCAGGTAGTTTAGCTAATATATGGGAAGGTGATATGACAGAATCTGAATATAGAAAAGCATTAAGAGTCTTACCTTACCAATCTTTATACGGAGCTAGACAAATAATTAACTCAGTTGCAGACTATTTTGCTAACTAAAGCTAAAGTTACAACATTAATAACGAGGAATACATATGCCATTATCATATCAAAATAATACTGGGGATAACAGTACGGATACGTTTAGTATCCCCTTTACCTACACTGCAACTAGCGAAATAAGTGTTACAGTTGATGGGGTAGCTCAGTCAAATTTGAGTTTCCCTTCCACTTCTACAGTGCAATTAACCAGTGCTCCTGCTAGTGGCACTGTTGTACAAGTTAGACGTACCACAGATTTATCATCAAGAGCAATAGACTTTGCATCTGGTTCAGTACTAACAGAAGAAGACTTAGACAACTCTAATATACAAATCTTTCACTCATCTCAAGAAGCTAGAGACTTAACTGCTGACTCAGTTAACTTAGGTCAAGATGATAAGTGGGATATGCAGAATAAAGTTGTTAAGAATGTGGCAGACCCAACAGCTGCTCAAGAAGCTGCAACTAAGAATTACGTAGATACGTCTGCAGCTTCACAAGTTGCACAGGCAACAGCAGCTAAAACTGCAGCAGAGACTGCTAAAGCAGGAGCTGAAACTGCTGAAACCAATGCAGAGACTGCTGAAACTAATGCAGAAACTGCTCAAACAGCAGCAGAAGCAGCTAGAGATGCAGCAGTAGTAGCTAAGACTGCAGCAGAAACAGCAGAAACTAATGCTGAAACTGCTGAAACTAATGCTGAAACAGCTGAAACTAATGCTGAGACTGCTCAAACTAATGCTGAAACAGCTGAAACTAATGCAGGTACGTCTGCAACACTAGCACAAAACTATGCAAACAAAGTTGATGGTGCAGTAGAAAGTTCTAACTATTCATCTAAGGCATGGGCTTTAGGTGGTACTGGTGTTACAGATACTGCAGGTTCAGGTGGTGCAAAAGAGTGGGCAACAGATACAACTAATCAAGTAGATGGCACAGAGTACTCAGCTAAAGAATATGCTATTGGAACACAATCAGGACAGACTTCAGGTTCAGCTAAACAATGGGCTATTGGTGGTGGAAATGGTTTTAGTACTAACACTACAGTAGATGGTAGTAATTACTCTGCTAAGTATTGGGCTGAACAAGCTGCAGCATCAGTAGATAATTTTGATGATACGTATTTAGGAGCTAAATCTAGTGCACCTACATTGGATAATGATGGTGATGCTTTGAACGCAGGGGATTTGTACTACGATACTACTGATACTAATATGAAAGTTTACAATGGTTCAGCTTGGGAAAACGTAGCAGTTAGTACTGCAGGTTTTGCTTCAGCAGGGTTCTCAATAGCAATGAGCATAGCTTTATAAAGGATAAGAAATGGCACAGAATTTTAGACGATACACTCTACAAGGAGTAGGTACTGCAGCAGCAGATATTCCTGACGGAGCTAACTTTGATTCTTATGATACAATCGTAGGAATACACATGACAAACACAGCCACAACTGCAATACTTGTAGACTGTTATATTAATAATGGTACAGCAAACGTGTACTTAGTTAAAGGTGCACCCATAGCAAGTGGAGGTGCTCTACAGGTTTTAGATGGTGGAGCAAAGATAGTTGTTCAATCAGGAGACAGACTATACATTAAATCAGATACTGCCTCATCACTAGATTGTTGGGTTTCTGCAGTAGATGCAATTAGTTCATAAGGAGATTTATTATGGGATACGTAGGTAACCAATCTACAAACTCGTACTCTTCTATGGTTAAACAAGATTTAACAGGAGCATCAGGTGCTTCAGTTACCTTGAGTCACCCTGTAGCTAATGCTAATGAAGTAGAATTGTACATCAACAATGTAAGACAAGAACCAACAACATCTTATACAACTAATGGTACTACATTAAATTTTGTAGGTTACACAGTTGCAGCATCAGATGACATCTACGTCATATTTTCTGGTAAGGCTTTGCAAACCATAGTCCCACCTGACGGCTCAGTAAGCACAGCCAAGATAGCAGATGATGCAGTAACAAATGCAAAGATAAACAATAGCACAATAGACCTTACATCTAAGGTTACTGGTGTATTGCCAGTTGCAAATGGTGGTACTGGGGTGTCAAGTCCTATTCTTGTTTATGCAAGAAAAAGCAATGGTAATGTATCAACAGCATCAACAATTATTTGGAATACTGAAATGGTTGATACAGCAGGTGCATATAATAATACTACTGGTGTATTTACTTGTCCAAAGTCTGGTCATTATGAAGTACATTGGCATTACTTACATAGATTTCCAGGATATCTACGAACTACTCTTCAAAAGAATGGCACTTATATATGGGGAAGTGGACAGAAATCTATTATTTATAATCGTAATGTTGATTCTACTGATGAATCACAAGTAAGTGGAATGGCTATAGTTAATTGTTCAGTCAATGATACTCTTTCTATTTACTTTATAGGTAGAAGTGGCACATCTGATATCTATGGTGAACAGAACAGTCATAATGGCTTTTTGGTAAAATTTTTAGGATAGGAGCATAGAGAATGGCATTAAGTAAAATTCAAGTCTCCTCAATGGCAGACAATACAATTCATGGCAGACGTAACCTTATAATTAATGGTGCAATGAATTTAGACCAAAGAAATAGTGGGTCAAGTGTAAATCTTG